TGTATTCCAAGTTCCTGTCGTATCACCTGGAATAGTTATGGTATTATATTGATAGACATCTGAGACAGCCTGAGTATAGGTTGCAACATAAGAACGATTGCTGGCAAGGTTACGAACTGCTACACTATAAATGCCAGTTCGATGATGTGCCGTCCAGAAACCTATCGATATAGGCTGAGGATTCGCAATGCCCCACGCCAATCGCCGCGTCCGCAATCCTTCCATTCTTTGAACTGCACCTAACGCAAAATCACCGGCTCCCATAACTGTCTGTGCCGTAGTAACAGCAATACCTATAGAGCAAGGCATACCATTTATAGCACCACTCGTATATTGCGCCGCGCTTAACGTCATAGTACCAGTAAAATTTATTAGCCATCCATCACAAGTATATTTACCTGTTGTAGTTACCGGAGTCGTACCATTTTCTTGACTTATGTCCATTCCACCATTGATCGAAAGAATCTCAGGTCGCCCTACAACTGTTGTCCCTACGAACGCCGTCGTAGCAACTTTTGTTGAACTGTCACCAGCCGTAGGTGTTGGAGCGGCTGGCGTACCTGTAAACGTCGGGCTGGCTATCGGAGCCTTCAACGCATCTTGCGAATCGACATAAGTGATACTAGCTTTCAGCGCATCCTGTGAATCAACGTAGGTGACCGCCGCCTTAGATGTGTCGCTCGGATGAATGTGATCTTGTCTAGAATATAAATTCGAAATACCGGGAGCAGCAGGACCGTCCATTATAGGATTAGCGTTACCTGGTGCAGGCATTCCACTTCCACCAATCGAACCTGCAACGAACGCAGTAGTAGCGATAGTAGTATCATTGGTTGCCAAAGCTGGCGTTGGTGCTCTCGGAACACCTGTAAACGTAGGTGATGCTATTGGTGCTTTCGTCGCATCCTGTGCGTCAACATACGTTATCGAAGCACGAGACGTATCGGAAGGATGGCCGTGATCACCACGAGCATAAGTTTGACTCACACCAACTACTGCGGGACCGTTCATTAGTGGCGGAGTATTACTCGGCACAACTGGATCAAGTCGAGCGTCCACTTCATCAATCGCAGCCTGAACGTTTGTAGCTGTCAATCCACTTGTGCCATTAGCGTACGAAATCGTCGCTGCGGTGCCTGTCGTGATGACTCCAAAGCCCCAATACGACGGATGCGCAGCTCGATCTTGTGCAAATGTCGTCGGTGCCGCGGCGCTGTTGTTAGCGACTAGACAAGACCAAACAGTGCCTAAATCCGAGTCAATCGCCACGTCGCCGACAGCATAACTTGTCGAATTTATCCAATTCATCATTCCGGCAACGGCCATAACGCCGTACATCTGCGCGTCGATTGAGTCGAACGTAGCAGATAATTGCGTAACCCATGGCTCCGACATGAAGTCAGGGACTGGAAATCGAAAGTATTTTGTGTAGTGCGTGGTCATCGTTTGTACTGCCCCTCTGAATACAGGAAGGAGAAGTCGTTAACCTGTAAGGTTTTCGTAGATGTTCCGAACACCTTAACCTTTAGGATTTTGAACTTGACAGGGAATCCCCATAGCCTGGGATCGTCTGCCACACGTCCGCCGCCGTAAGGACCGTCGTCATAGCCAAATCCTCGCATGGAGTTACCAACGAACTCAACCATCAATGCAGGATTATACATTATGTTGCCATTGTCGTCTTTGTAGAGTCCATCCACATAGACTTCGACAGTGAATCTAGCTACTCCAATTGCAGTTGCTGCAACGAAACGTAACTGCTTAATTTTCATCGGCTCACGGCCGGACATCCAAGGCAATTCCATCTCGAACGGAATTGAAATACCATTGTATATCGCCCACCACGAAGGATTGGCTGCTATGTCGTCAGCCATCGAAGTTGTTCCGCTGGTATGACTCACACTGCAAGTATAGCTCTTGGCTCCGTCGCCTGTAACTGCTGCCGTAGTAGTTGGAACGTACGCCCCCATGCTCTGGCTGGCTTCCAACTGATTGCCGAATATGACTACGCCAGTCGTTCCGTCGCCGTCATATATACTTGCGTCTGACGACCCATCGCCTTGCAACAAGGACAGACGCAAATACACTCCCGTTTCGGCGTTGTTCATATTTATGGTGTGACTCACACGCCACCAACCGTTCAACATCTGAATGGCGTTATAGCTTTGTGTAGCTGTTCCAGCAACCGTAGGTAAATCGAACTCGCCCGTGACTAAATTAAATCTAACAGTGACACCAGTCGCCGTCGTCGGATTGGAATAAGCTCGAAGCGAGACATAAGTCTTGCCAGCGTTGTTCTTCAAATAAATAGATCGCGTATACGTTACACCGGCGACGACTGTTACAAGTTGGTCCAGTTTATGCTGCGAGCCAATCGTAGTATCTTCCTTAAGCAGCCATGCATTATTGCTATTTAGCGGATCAATCGTGTTGGGCGCCCATAGAACTGTCGCGGCGGTAATAGTCCAAGGCGCTACGTTGAATGTATCAGACTGCAACGCGACGTTCGTCACCATACTACGCACAAGTTGACCAGCCGTAAATACTGTACTTCTCGCCCAATTCTTATCACGGTCATTCATCCGATCAGCGTGATAATTCTCATTTGCAAAGACAGCATTTCCGTGCTGGAATATCTTTGTGCCCGTCGAGTAGAACACACGTCCTAAGAACGATTGACACGCGCATGACCAATTTGTGGGGAAATTAAATTCTGACCATGCATCGTAATGCAATCCTGTACTGCCAGTATGGACTAGGCAACGCCCATTCGGATTGAACAAAATCGTGTCATGCCATAGCGAATCGTAAACCATAAAGCATTGTTCAAGCTGTTGCAAGTCGGTCAAGTTACCGATAATTGATCGGTACAACGGCTCGATACGATCACTGACATGCTGTGAATTAATCAAGCCACTGAACAGATTTCGCTTGGCGTCGCTGAAACCATCAAGTCCGGCGAAGATCAATTCTTGTTCGATAAATGTCATACACCGATGCCCGAGAAGACCGAACTTGGGCAGCGTATCAGGAAACGTAGGTGAATGTATACCTGACGCATTGTATACGCCAAGCGTCACAAGAATAGTCTGACCCTGAAAGAATATAATCAGATACGAGCGAAAACCGATCATTCCGCGAATTGACACGGCCCCTTGAGGCGCGTACGCACCCACGTCAATGCTGATTGCATCGTTCGGGACAGGATCACCAGGGAATGTACCACTTGTACCAACTGCAGTAATGTAGATAGTAGTAGGACTGCCAGGAATACCACCGACGCAGTGGTAATTGCTGGCGACGCATCCATACTTACCGATTGGTACATTGACGTTGCTCCCTGTCGCAAGGTCTTGCAAATAAGTAACCTTAAACACGCTAGATATCGATAGCGGCTTATCCTTACCGTTATGGATTATCAGTGTATCCTTAAACGGCACGAAGTTGACGGTCGTGAATGCTGAGCCCCATGCCGACGGAGCACCAGGCAACAACGCAGCAATCGCAGTGCTCCAAATAGTCGTTACAACACCTGAATCGGAAACGGTTACGATGTTCCCTGATGTGGCGACAACAATCAAACGGCCATTGAAGTATATCTTGTCTAGAATTGTTCCACCTGCAGGTAATGAAGCTGCTACATCGGCAAACCAACTACTACCATATCGTAGTTGTTGGCCACCAGATGGAGCGCGTCTGAAATTCTTCAGAGTGACAGCAAACCGCGGAGCCATACTATATTCGTCGTCAACGGCGTTCAAGCCTCCGCCAAAACCTTTCAGCGTGAGGCTCTTGAGACGAGACTTAGCCGTTCGCTGCTTTAGAATTTGGTTCGGAAATAGCATAGGTTTGACTCACACTTGGATTGCCATTAAGGATACGAAACCCACTGATCAGGAACACCACCGTATTGAGAGTCGCTGAAGTTGATATCATGACTCGAAAGTTGCGACATGATATCCTTGTACTTCATTTCCATCATATTCTTGCACATGTCGGCAGCCGCAGCATTCAAATCATCGCCCGCCAGTGTCGTGTATGCCGTGCTGTATGCTAGCAAATCACGATCCAAGTATATTGTGTCTTGCCAATCCCATGCATCATTCTGCACAGGATAGAACTTGGCATACACATTGATCTTGCCGGTAGCAGTCTTCGGAAGCAAATATATTTTCTTCTTGTTGTACAAAGGGTTGCTTACGTTCAGCGCATCCCAGTAAATAATACCGTTCCCACTTAACATATTCGACTGAAATGGACTAATATGACGTGGCCGCATACTTAAATTCGTGCGGCTACCATCACGACGGACTGCAATAATGTCTTCAAAGTCGAGAACATTAAGCAAGTCATCCGTAACGGCTGTTCCAGTGGAACCGTCAAGTGTCAATTGTACCCAGTTACAGTAATGACGCCAGTTGTACTTCTTGAATAGCATGTTAAATCCGCGAATGCAGTCCGAGAAACAACGATCATCGGAGTACATTTGCACGCCTGGGCCTGTCACTTCGCCCACGATTTCTTGTGCATCATCGACGATGTTACGAATCGTAGCAGTCATGATAAATCTCGCCACGTCCGAGAGGAGATACACTGTATATAGGATATAAGAGTACGCTCGCTGCGCTCGCGTACTCTTATATCGTGTCCATTCTTATGCGTAGAACTGCTGAATGCCGTGAAGACCACCATTATTGGCAGCATTCACCCAATTGTCACCCATCATATCGACGGAAATCTGTCTGCCGTTGACAGCCACAACTGGCGTAAACGTTCCACGTGGATCGCCGGTGGTACGCGTCGCCGGATCGGTTAGATCAGGCAACGTGAATGCCGACGCAATGGAAACGATCACACCGGATTCACTCGACGAGAAGATGTTACCTTTGTACGGTAGACCTAATGCCGCACCTGATCCAACCGAATACGTAATGGCGTTTGTCGAAGGCGTGATGTTTCGTGATTTGATAATACGATAGAACGCTTTCTTCCCTACTAGGGCAGTCGCTGCGGCAGCTGAACCAGTGAACCGCTCGATCATTGGCTGGCCTAGGTAGTCCGTACCGTAAACGTCGATCACGTTAGCATTGCCAGGAACACCACTCGGCGTGACGGTTATAGTCCTACCGTACGTCGAATCCACAACTATTGGATTTGTCGGAGCGGCATCGGTATTTGCTGCACTGTTAGCTGCAACAGCAGTTTGGTAAACCGTACCGCTAGCTGTTGCAGGTGAACCCAAGTCGAACGTTCCAGGTTCGTTTTCGATAACCGAGCAGGCGAACTGACATGCCTTGACATACATGTTGACGCCACTTTGAAAGAACTTCCTATCGCGATCCATGACTCACTCTCCCTTCTCGATGACCTGTTCGTTCAACAGAATAGGTCCGGTTTTCGCAGTGGCCATTTGAATGACCATGCGTTCCATGTCCACCATGGCACCGTGACGTGCTGCATCGTCTTGTGCAGACATCATTCTGCCGAGCGGACTGTTCGGATCAGCCAGACCCTCCATGTTGATGATGCGAGGCTTGCGATCCAAACCATAGTACGCAAGCGTTTTCTTGTCGCGAACACGTATCACGTGCCCTCGGGGAAAGTAGACCATGTAACCCGCAGGCTCCTCCATGATCACTTTCTGCATCTCATGCGATTGCCTACCAGTGGCGGTCGCACTTCGCTTGTTGGGAACCATACGATAGACTTCACGCTTGACTTTGCCTTGTAGTTCGCGAACCACAAAGGACAATCGAGCGCCGTCTTGTGCTGGGAACATGTTAAACTCCCTTAGTGTGAGTCAAACCCAATGTGGGTTAGTTGGTCAAGTACGCGTGGGTTCGGTAGTTCCTCCACGTGCAAAGCTGACCTTCCCACACTACGCGGCGGCCGGTCGCATCCATCGACCACGGAGCGACAAGCTTCTTAATCTTCATATTGACGCCGCGAAGCACATGCAACGTCATGTATCCGTCGTTGACGAAGTACGCGACGTTGGGAGAGAGTTTTTCATCGAACAGGAGAGGGATTCCGTTATGCGTCGTGCCAACGATCCCAAGATTAACCAATTTTTTGCCAGTTCCGGTTGCCTGTAGATCGATGTGCTGCTTGTCTCTGGCAGCGGCCTTGTGCATTCGGTAGATATTTCTACCGGCGAAGATGACAGACGGTTGCGGTGAGCTTTGACCGTCTGTAGATCGATTAAGGTCGAGTTCCGTGATGTCATCGAAGGCTTCCTCGATGTTTTCTGGCGTCAGTGTTCCTTGGAAGTCGTATGCGGATGTCCGCCATTGGGACTCCGCGGCCATGCTAATACCCCCAACAGAACCACTGGTAGGATCGACAGGAATAAGATTTCCCAGTCCGTTAGGATCGGTGCCAGCACCCACAGAAGTATGATAAGCAGCAAATTGGCGACTAATAGATTCGTCGAGAGCCATAATCTTGCCCTTGATGATCTTGAATATCGCCGCACGTCCTTGGTTCTCATCTTCTTCCTGATCCGAAATGATCAGCGATCCAACCACGCGTGACATGAAGTGGTTCACGGTGATGAATTCGTTGGTCTGGTTGACCGGCACAGTATCGTAATACTGCATCGATGTAACGTTCGGGTTGAGGCCCGTGATTAACGGGTTGCTGATCTGAGGCCCGCCGTCCTCAACGACCACACGCTTTTTTGCGTGCAAATACGCCGAGACGGTGCCGCTGATGGCCGAGGCCATGATCAATTTCGCACGACTACGCGTGAGCATTGCATTCACAACCGTGTCGAGAGTAGCCATTTTGAAACTTTCTCCTGTTCGTGTGAGTCACACCACGCCGAGTTGGTCGAGTGTGTCACGTAAGATTTGGTCGTAGGAGGCATTCACCGGAGCGACGTTGTTTGTACCATAGTTCAACGGCGCTCCGCGTCCTGCCGGGAGATTACGACGCATGGAATTACCATTTGGGCGTTGCTGTCCCTTGTTTTGGTTCATGCGCATCATGTTAAGTTGAATTTTCGCCCATACCTCCCCCAAAGACATATTCTGAAACTGAGGTTCGCTCAGTACAGCATGAAATATGGGAATGTATTGACGAGCACCAGGGTTCTCGTTGAAGAATCCATGTACCTCACTTTCTGTTTGACGAAGCTGAGCCTGTGCAGCTTGCGTACGTTGCTGTTGGATTTGTTCTTGTTCGGTTCTCTGCCGAATTGGTGCAGTTACCTGCGAGATTTCCTGTCGAACGATATCGACGAGCGACTTTGCGTCAACGCCACCTGGCGCTATACCAATCTTTGATACATCCACACCGGCCGTTGCAGCCATAGTAAGAAGTTTTCGAATTGTAGCAACGGGATCGCGCTTTGCCTCAGCCGCGAGTTGCAACGCTTGAATTTGCTCTCCGTCATTAAGACCGAGACGCGCACCTGTACCGTTTCTGTCGCGTAACTGTTCTTGTAGTTGTGTGACACGTCCGTGAAGCTCTTGGCCGATCTCAACTGCACGATTAAGTCTATTGGTTACGTCCTGCGCTCTGTGAGTTTCCTGAGCAAGCTGAGCACGTGCTCGAACGTTGTCGGTATAGAGCCGTGCTTCCATACCTGCACGGGCAACAACCTGACCGTTCGGACCGACGAAATTTCCTCGAGCATCTTGCGTAATTTGTCCAGGTTGGAATTGAGGCTGCTGACGCTGCGGTTGTTGTCCAGGCTGTTGTCGCTGAACTTCCGGTTGGTAAGTCGGCTGTCGCTGTTCGATCCGCTGGTCGATGTCTTGACTTTCGCTTTCAAAGCTTTCGCTTCCTTGTTCAAATGCGGATTCGTCCATGCCGAGATTGTCGAGAACCATATCCATGGCTTCGGAGCCAGGACCATTGTCGCCGCCAGTGTGATCCATACCACCCTGACCACCCATACCGCCATTTGATTGCGAAAAGCCTTCGCCTGATGTCATCGACATGTGCTATCTCCGGTTTGAGTCAAACTACTGTAAATTGGGAACGCTCTGGCCCCCTGGTGAAGCGCCTGGCATTCCACTCGGTCCGGGCGGTACCATTGGTTTCGGCGGTACTCCTAATTTCGGAGCACCTGCACCAGCACCTTGCGGTTGAGTTTGTCCTGAATGCAGTGCTGCAACATGCTGCAACAGGAAGCTCTGAATCTGTTGATCCGTTTTACCTTGCTGTTTCATTGCGACGACTTGTTGCTTGATTTCTGGTGGCAAGTTTGCCAGAATCTGTGCTATTGGATTTTGCCCCTGTGCGCCCTGTTGAGGTTGACCGCCTTGTGCCCCGGGTTGTGCTGGTGCGCCTCCCTGAACCGATTGTGGACCTTGTGCAGTGCCTTGTGGCGCGCCTACGCCTTGAGCGGTCTTGGCTTGCATTTCCTGTGTAATAGCCTGCCAGTCTTCCGGCTTAATAACAACTTCCGTAAACGCTTGCTCCAATACCCGAAGCATAATTTGAAGCGTCGCTCCGGGAGCCGCTTGCGCAAACTGACCCACAGCTTGGGCGATTTGTACGGCTTCCTTTTTCTTGAATACACTGTTGGGTTTCTCCATTGACCCGGCTACGATTTCAACGCTGTACCGACCATTAAATTCCACCATTGACATTTGACGCCACGCAAGCGCAAATGTAGGCCCGACGAGATTGACTACATCGTCTTGTGTTAAGTTTTGCACAGACAATTCTGCAAGCGAATGTGCAATTGCAGCTACTACGTCTTCGACAACATCGACCTTCGCGCCAACGGAAAGCTTCATGGATTCTTGGTAGGTATTAACAGCGTCTTCATTTGTGTTGGTTTTAAATTGTACGCCTCTAAGCGCATCAGACGTGTTCGTAATTCGATTGATAGCATCAAGGAGGCTCTGCTTATCAAATAACTCCTTGTACTGATCCATCCGCGGAACGATTGGTTCAATAAGATCACTGACCTTCTTCTCGCCCGCTTTGACACCAATAACATGTTTCGCGTCACCTGACCCTTCACCGCGGACGGCGTTGATGAGCTTTTCGATTTGGTCACTGTCCACCATGTCTGAGTTATATAGAAAGTAGTCGAACACAGACGTTCGCATTCGCTTCATTTTGCGATTGATGTCATTGATCGCATCTTGTTGATCCATGTAGTATGCAGTTTCGCCTACAGCGACCGTGCCGCCGGTGGACATCGTGTAACCGATAATGAAATACGGGAAAAATCGACTGATCACCAATGGATCGTCCCATACCCACAACGGCCACGACCAATCGTCACGCTGAAATAGCATAACGCGACGTGCCACCTTGTCCCATACAATATAACACTCGGTCGTATACATGTTGAGATAGGCCGTGCGCTCGTCGTCGGTATGATGCGTTGACTGTGACCCTGATTCGATAGCTTGTAAGACTAAACCGAGTCCGTCATCACGCCGTCCATCTGCCGTGTTAAATGCAGCCTTATGCGTCGGCTTATAAACCAATGTACGTGCGCCTGCAGACGTTTCCTTGATACCGCCATCGTTGCCGACAAGGTTATTCGAGTTTGAGTCATTCTGAGTCGCTGGGTCCGGTATAGTGTAACGCTCTGTCAACATCGCTGTGGACAAGAAACAACGTTCAGCCATCCAATCCGCGTCGCTGCCATCTTGCTGTTCAGCATATGGATCGATGATAAGATTATGCGGAAGCACATTACAAAGCGACGGGCCGGATGGTTTCAGTACTTCCATTGATAGTTCAAGTGCTTCAAGCTTGCCGTAGATCAGTTCGACTTGTTCTTGAGTTTTCGCCGATGCAAGTTCGTCTGTTAACGATTGCATCTGTTGAACAGCAATCTCCCGCGAGTCGTTTTTCTTCGTCCAGTCAAGTTTCAGAACGCCAAAATTGGTAAGCAAACCGACACCAACGGCCTTCTTAATCTTGGGCTTCGCATTAAGACCGTTTTGACCTCGAATAAGAGTATTGAGAACTTTTTCGAGCGACTTGGTAAATGGTTCTTCAACTTCGTCGATTGTACTACATGTGACATCGGGATTTTTGCTGTAAACCGCAGGCAACATAATGTTAAGATTGGAAAACATAATGTTTTCCGTGCCGTCACCACGCTTAAACAGTCCGCGTGTGGACTCGATGGACTTGTTCTGATTGTTATTGTAATACTTAAACACTTCATCCCAAATGATCACAACTTGTTCGTATGCAGCGATAGCAGCAGTAACCTTTTTCTCCCACAACTTACCAACGGAAGAGCTTATTGCGATACGACTACCTTCGTAAATACGATAAACTGGCGCCGGTTCCGTTGACTTCGCAACACCTTGATCGCCAACATCATTCGTGTCAACGTTGAACACGTCAGTTGCATCGACTCCGGTCGGACCTAAATCATCGCCACGATCATAAAAATCTGACATGAGTTTGACTCACACTGAGGGGTTTCGCCGACCCCCGCCTTCGCGAGGGCAAGACTTCACGCTCCCGATGACCTATCGCCCATTTCTACTTCATGCCATTGCATCCATTTCTTAGGCAATGCTTCTTTCGGCGTCACGATTTTGCTCACGTCTGGCAAATACGAAAGCATGTATTTCAACGTATTCATTGCATGATCGTTCGTGTCGGCTGGCTCGTCGATACGCTGACCCAATGGGTTTTGTTTCCAGTAATACGTATTGAATTCATCCTGAATAAAAGGCAAATCGTCACAAAAATAAATCAATGGCCCAGGGTCTTCGCCGGTGATGATATGCGGTATTCCCTTCCGGCCATTCAGATACGAGTTTACTTTGGCGATACCTGTAACAATATCGTTACTTGCCGGCCGCATCCACAGTCCCATCTCCTCGAACAACTTAGCGATAGTGCTGCCTGTCTCCCGCAGTCCTGCGACAACAACCTTTTTAAAAATAGCTGGGTCTGCGTGAATGCGTCCGTTAAACATAAGCATTCCTGAGTATTTGGCTCGGATGCGCCTAATTTCATCGGGCTGTTTGTCATATGAAAAGTCCGTCTTGTAGTAACCGTCGAGCACTATTACTCGACCCATATGGTCCACGAAAGCCAGCAGATAACAACTTGGTGACACGATACCAAAGTCGTACGCCTCGATAACTTGCACCTGGACGTGATGCAGAAGGCAATCTGCTAAATAGTGTTCAGCATCTTTGCGTGTGAGAGTATGAGTCACGTGGTCATAGTCTGGATGGACAAGACCCTCGAACGCTACCCATTTGCCAAGTAGATAGCGGTCACGCATTTGACCCTTGAATGTCGCTTCAAGGGTTCTGATGTAGTCATCGCTAAGGTTACTCTTATTAGCATACGTATCACTTTCGAATAATTCCAGAATTGGTAATTTCGTATCTTCATATACAAGTAGCTTTTCAGTGCGCTGTCCGGTTTTCAGCCACAACAAATACGGTTGCACAAGTTCTTTATAGAACCAATTATGTGATGGATTCGCTGTGAGCATAACCCACTGCGGGCCACTTGATGGCATCGACTCGTCGTCTTCATCGGATTGGTAAGGCGTGTCGCCGCGTAAACGGCCTAACAAATCTAAGAAGTCCTTATGTATGATCCCTGGGTCTTCAACCTGATCGACCCCAATCCAGTCGTACGTAGCAGAAAGAAGATTGCTCGTTGAACTCCCGTCATCTCGAGAACGTCCACGCTGCGATATGTAACGGAAATTTACTATACTTCCGTTGTGCATATAGCAAGTGTTATCCTCTTGTGTTGGTTTCTTTTTGATCCACGATGCGGGACACCATTTAAAAAACTCTCTACGAAGTGTGTCGTTGAGCTTAGGATATGTTTCACGAGCTAGCAGGCCATTGGAACCTGGATAGTCCTTGACCAGCTTAAGTGCCTTCACTGACAACGCTGCGGTCTTACCATTCGCAAACGCCCCACCAAAAATCTGTACGCGTGCTCGGCTCATGTGGAACCGATACTGCACAG